TCTATTAGAATTAGAAAAAAGAATCTATAATAATATTAAACAGGAATACAACGAAGATCAACTAAGCATCTACAACAGCATGCCTGGCAAGTTTAGAACTAATGATTATAGTTTAACAACTTACAATAGAATCATTAGTCGCAGTTTCCTGTATTGGGCAGGACAAAATAAAGTAGACTATAGCACAAACACAACTTACAACTCGGAAGATCCATTTACTTGGAACTATAGGACGGCTAAAGACAGCGACGGAGTATTTTTGCCAGGCAGTTGGCGTGCTTGTTACGAGTATTTTTACGATACTGTCAGGCCACACACAAATCCGTGGGAAATGTTGGGATTCAGCGAACGTCCTGATTGGTGGGTATCTACTTACGGTCCTGCACCTTATACCAGTGGCAACACAATACTATGGACAGACTTAAAGAACGGATACATTGCTGGTGGCAGTAGACAAGGATACGATACAACGTTTGCAAGATCCACATTACTAAGCATTATACCGGTAGATGCCCAAGGAAATCTGCGTAGTCCTATTGAAATACTTACTAACAATTATGATATTTCCAATATGGATGAAAATTGGAGTGTAGGCAATTGGGGTCCTGGTGAGTATGCTTGGAGGACTAGTAGTGATTGGCCTTATGCTCAGCAGATAGTTATGGCATTGACCAAGCCTGCCCAGTATTTCGCATTAGGGATTCAGAAAAACAAATATGTTTACAGTTCAGTAATCAATCAGTACACTGTAACTGACACAAATTATAGACTGACACCATCAGATGTAGATATAAACGGAGACCAAGATGCCGATGGCAGTATTATCCGTTCTGCCGGATATTTAAATTGGATAAACGATTATCAAGTCAGTAATGGAGTATTGACAAAAACAAAACTTAATAGGTACTTGCACGATTATAAAATAAATCTTGCTTACAGAATGGCTAGTTTTAGTGATAAGAAACTGCTAAAAGTTTTAGCGGATCAGAACAGTCCTAGTAGCGTGAATAGTTCAGTTATTATTCCAGATGAAGATTACGAATTAATTTTAGGTAAATCTACTCCTTTAAGTAAAATAAAATACAGTGCAGTAGTAATTAAGAAAGTAGCCACTGGATTTGAAATTAACGGATATGATAGATCAAATCCAGTGTTTAACATTGTTGCCCCAAATATTGATAACGAATCGGATGTTATAACTGTTCTTGACCGGCAAGTCCAATATTTTACTAAGTTTAGAAATTATCGATTGACGATCCCTTACGGTACAGTTTTAACAACTATTCAAGACGTTGCTAATTTTATAGCAGGATATGAAAGATTCTTACTATTGCAAGGATTCTCATTTGACTACTTTGATGAAGATCTGGGACAAATAAGAAATTGGCAATTAAGTACAAAAGAATTTATATTTTGGACTCAACAAGGCTGGCCTGTAAATTCTGTAATAGTTTTAAGTCCATTTGCAGAAAGAGCAAAGATCAGAACTAGGAACGCTTTTGTAGAAGCCATAGAAAATAGTTACTATGGTACCAAAGTAATGGATCAGAACTTTCGTATTCTTGATAATGACACATATACCGTTAGAAGAGATCCACAACAGTTTTATTTAGAAATTGATGACATTAATAATAACAACTCTAGACTAATCGGTTATATCGAGTGTAATCTTATCCAAATTGAAAATGTATTGATTTTTAACAATACAACTCAATTTAATGACATTATTTACAATCCTCAGTCCGGAGAGCGTCAGTATAAACTAAAACTTATTGGACAAAAAACAGGCGAGTGGACAGGAAGTCTTTATGCGCCAGGATACATTTACAATGAGCCAGGCGTACCCGAATGGAGACAAAATAAAGACTACCTTAAAGGTGACCTCGTTGAATACAAAACCTTTTATTATGCTGCAAAAGAAAATGTGCCCGGATCAGTAGAATTTAATTTTACTGATTGGAATCCAGTTGATAAAGATGCAATAAAAACAGGTCTTTTAAAGAACTTTAGTTTCAACGCTGGTCAGTTCACTGATTTTTATGACACTAACAAAGTTAACATCGAGTCAGAAGATGACCAATTGGGTTTCGGATTGATTGGCTTTAGAAGTAGGTCTTATCTAAGCAATTTTGGTGTTAACGACGCAAGTCAGGTTAAGTTATACCAAGGCTACATTAAGCAAAAAGGAACAAGGAATGCTATTAATTCATTGGCACAAGTAAGTCAGGATCCTTATACACCTACTGTAGGTGTTGATGTAAACGAACAATGGGCATTCAGAGTCGGTAGTTATGGTGCTTTAGAAACTAATCAAGAAGTTGAAATAGTTTTGGATGAAAGTTATTTCCTAAGCAATCCAACAAGTTTGACCGTAAATCCCAATAACTCGATTACCTACAGTAGTATTTACACACGGCCCGATGACTTATATAGGACAACAACTATACCTTTTTCTAGTCCGTTTTTATTAACAAGAACAGACAATACACCTAGAACTGATGACATACTGACTGCTGGATTTCCTAACATAGAAGATGTAGACTATACATTATTCAACTTAAATGACCTTAGCACTCTCAACGCTAATATTAACCAGATTGGATCAGGAACAACTATTTGGGCCGCAGTAGACTTTAACAAGGACTGGAATGTTTATTATGTTACCAGTATCCATGCTTCTGTAATTGAAATTGGAAATGCACTCAATGGCCGAGTAAGTTGTTTAACAAGTGGATTTCATAATTTAAGTAAAAATGATGTAATAGTGTTACAAAATGCTGAACAATTTTCAGGATTTTATAAAGTTTTAGAAGTAAATGGATTGAACTCATTTACTATTGAAACAGATTTAGATCTTAACGGGTTTAGCGGAGCAAGTGTAGATGCACCAGCCTATAAGTTGCAATCTTTAAGATATGACTATGCAACACAAATTAATTCTTGGACTCCAATAGACGGTTGGGCCGTTAATAGTAAAATCTGGATTAACAAGAATACAATAGATAGCGAATGGGGTGTCTACAATAAGACTGAGCCGTGGAGTGCCAACGTTAGTTTACCACAAAGCCAGTATTTTACAAATGGCTTGTTTGGTTCTAGTTTAAAAATTAGTACAGATAATAATTTTGTAATTGTTGGACAACCGGGATATAATGGAAATATCGGATCTGCTGTAAACTATAAAAAATCTGGAAGCGGGTCACTAAGTCTTGACAGAACTATTACAGGATCTTCTAGTAACTTGCGGAGTTTTGGATTTAGTTTAGAAAGCCAAAACAATGTTGTTGCAGTCGGCGCACCAGATTCTGGAACAAACGGAGAAGGTTATACTTACATTTACACTAGAGATTTTACAGGAGCATTGGCCTTAAATCAGATACTAAGTGCAAGTAATGTAGACACAAGAAAATTTGGTTACAGTGTTGCAATGAGTTCTGACTACCAATGGCTCTATGTGGGCGCCCCAGACACTGATCAGGTAATTGTTTACGGCTGGGATTCTTCAGTTGAAGAAGAAGTTGATACATTAACTGGAGACGGTAGTACTAGTTTTACGCTGACTTTTGATCCTGCAGGCACCGAACTAGTTACAGTTAGTAACACGACAACAGAGTTTGTTCCTTATAGAGATTTTACAGTAAGTACCTTTGGGATTACATTCACTGCTAATACATCGGTCGATACATATGTTGTTAGACAACTCGGCCCTGGCTATAGAGAAATTACTACAATAAGCGGAACTGCAAACACTAGTTTTGGTTTTAGTGTCGCTACGAGCACAGAAGGAGCACAGGTTGTTGTAGGTGCCCCCACTTCTAATGTAACTGTTGGTAATACAAGTCTTCAAAGCGCAGGAACAATTAGTGTTTACGATAGATCTATCGAAAAGTTTGTTGCTATTTCTGGCCAAACAGATTTTGGAGGTGTGCGTAATCCAGTAAGCATTACCAAAGTATATATAGGAAGTGAACTACAAGTTAATGGTATTGATTACATTTTTTCAGGAGCAATCTGTCAGTTTGTAGTTGCGCCTGGCGCCGGCAAAATTATTACAATTGAAACAGACGAATTTAATCAAGTTGAAGAAACCGCAGCCGACTCACCACTAGCGGAAAACCAGTTTGGCTATAGTGTTGATTTATGTTCTTATAATTGTAGCATTTATGCAGGAGCACCTTATTATAGCAGTAATGAAGCAGCAGGAAAATTTCAAACTGGTGCAGTTTATCGTTTATTGAATCAAGGACGGATTTACGGTAATATAACTGGCGAGGTACAAAATCCAACAGTAACATCTGCTGACAGCATTAGACTAAATGATTATGAAGTAATTTTTACTGGTTCATCGCTCACACAAGTAGTATCTGATATTAATAATAAACAAGTTCCTGGAGTTACTGCTTCTAACGCCAATGGATACCTTAGTATTGTAAGTAGCGGAACAATTTCTACTGACAAACTTCGTGTATTACCGGGCACCGGATCTGCACTAACTGATTTAGGATTAGATGTATTCCCGCAAACTGAAATTATTTTAAACCCAACAAACTTTGCATTTGACCAGTTCGGCCAACGTGTGCTAATAGATAATACCAGCGAAAGACTTGCTATCGGTAGTACAGAAGCGATTACTATTGCAGACACCACATTTGATCTTGCAACTTTTGAAACAATTTTTGATGCCAATGGCACAAGATTTAAGGATGAAGTGGATTCTGGCGCCGTGTGGATCTTTAATTTACTAAGTGATAGTAGAGAAAATATTGACAATCCAAGCCAATTTGCTTACGTTCAACAATTAAAACCAAGTAATATAACATCCCCTGATTTTAATATTACTGAAGGCATGAAATTTGGAAGTGCTTTTGATTTACAAAATCAAAAAATCTACGTTGGTGCAAAGAATGAAAGCACATTCGAAACGAACGCAGGCGCAGTGGCATTATTTGTTAATCCAGATAATTTGTACGGTTGGGATCTGTATAGGTACGAAGAAGCAAAAATTGATACTACAGCCCTTATTAAGAGTTACACATACAGTGCTGAAAATCAGTTAATTATAGATAATTTAGATTTTATTGACCCAGTTAAAGGAAAGATTCTTGGTGTAGCTGAGCAAGATATTACATACAAAGTTGACTACGATCCAGCAGTTTATAATAATGGAACATTAGATACTGTTAGCATTGACCCTGAATTTTATTGGACAGATAAACGTGTTGGACAAGTTTGGTGGGATCTGAGCACAGTACGTTTTCTTGATTACGAGCAAGGCTCGGTACTATACAGGACAACAAACTGGGGCAGAGTTTTTCCTGGAAGTAGTATTGATGTCTACGAATGGGTAGAGAGTGATTATCCACCGAGTCGTTATGTAGAAACAGGTGGCGACGGCGAGCCTAAGTATCCAGACAACAGTGCTTACACAACAATTTCATACGTTGATCCGCAATCTAACACAACTCTAGTTAGGTATTATTACTGGGTTAAAAATAAAACAAATGTAACTGCAAACTTATTTGGTAGGACAATACCTACAACTTCTATTGCAGGATACATTAGTGATCCAAAATCTAGTCTTATTCCTTACTACGCAGCAATAAGACCGGATTCTGTGTCTCTTTACAATGTCCAAAACAAGACTGTAGGTAGAGACACAATTTTTCATTTAAGTTATAAGACAGCAGACAATACTGCCATAATTCACAGCGAATATGCGCTGGTATCTGAAACTGGCGGAAATGAGAATTTAATTCCTAATTCTATATATAACAAATTAGTTGACAGTCTTGCAGGATTAGATAAATTTGGAAACCCAGTTCCTGATCCTGCACTTGGTGTACAAGAACGCTACGGTATTGATATTAGACCAAGGCAGAGCATGTACATTGAAAGAGAATCTGCAGTAAAAACTTTTGTTACTTTTGTTAACAGTGTGTTTGCCAAGTACTTAATGAGTGAAGGTTATAATTTATCTTTACTTAATGGCAGTGTATTAACAGCAGGCGGTAACGGCGAAACTATTCCCGATTCTAATTCTGGGGCCTACAATTTAACTGTAGATACTTACGACGAGCTAACTTATATTAACATCATTATTCAACCAGTTGGCTATAAAGTTCTTGTTTTAAATGATAGGACAGTTAGTAACCTTTGGACAATATATACAAAACAGTCCGACAACACGTGGTTGTTAACTGACGTTCAGAGTTATAGAACAAGCGATTATTGGCAGTATATAGATTGGTATGCTCCTGGATTTACAGCAAAAACTGTTCCAAATTATACAATCAATACTTTTGCAGATTTATCGACTTTAACACAATTGCGTTCTAAAGATATTGTAAAAGTTCTAAACAATGGACAGAACCAATGGGTCTTATTGCAAATATTCCCTAACGTTGTAACTACAGTCGGTGTTGAAAATGGTACTATAAAGTTTTTAGACAGCTTGTGGGACTTACCTAACAACGCTATGAGTTATGACAACGACTTATTTGACGGCGCAAGGTATGACCAAAACCCAAGTTTAGAGATAAGGCAATTAATACAAGCAGTCAAACAAGATTTATTTGTAAATGAACTGGGCCCAGACTTCTTAGAATTATTCTTTGCTTTAATTTATAAAGCCTTACAAGAACAAAAGAGTTTGGATTGGGTCTTTAAGACTAGCCTAGTTGATATTGTACAAAAAATAGACGGTTTAAACCAACCACAAATCTATTTTAAAGATGACACCGATTTTTACTTAGATTATATTGAGGAAGTAAAACCCTATCATACAAAAGTCAGGGAATTCATTGTAGACTATCAAGGCAACGATAATTGGACCGGTTATACCACAGACTTTGATGTACCATCATACTACGACCCAGTATTTCAGCAATACAGAAGTCCTACAAGCGACTATGCACAAGATATAAATGCAAGAAACAATTTGTTGCAGTACAAAGATTGGAGAGACAACTATCAATACTACATTGAAGAAATTACTGTAGCAAATGGGGGATCAGGATATACAAGTACTCCTAACGTAACAGTAACAGGCAGTAATATAGGAAATGATGCAGTAGCAAGGGCATTGATCACTAATGGAGCAGTTACACGCATTGAGGTATTATACCCAGGCTCTAATTATGTCTTACAACCCAATATTACAATTTCAGGAGGCAGCGGATCTGGCGCCACAGCATACGCTATAGTAAAAAATGATGTTACTAGAAAACTAAAAACTACTTTAGCGTATGATAGAATTACATACGGTTCTGAAGTATTAGTATGGACTGCTAATACATCTTATAGTGCCGGCAACATTATTACCTATTCAAACGTTGCCTATCAAGCCACGACATCATTTACTTCAGGATCCACATTTAGCGGTACAAACTTAGAACTCTATGATGGAAATAGATTTAGAACTGCCAATGACAGGATTCAAAGTTATTACGTAGCCGAAACCGGCCAACCTGGAAAAGATTTTGGACTATTACAGACAGGTATAGACTATCCTGGAGTCGGCGTCGAAGGCCCATTATTTACTGATGCGGGCGGCTTCGATATTGGAAACTTTGATTCGAGTGCTTTTGATGCTCTGCAAATTGATGCAGACGGTACTTATATTATAAGTGAAACCATACTAGATACTACGATTACAAGTGATTATACCGACACTAGTTTAGGAACTAAACCAGAAGATATTCTAGTAGACGGTGGTCCTTACATCAGTGAACAAGTTTTAGAATGGCAGGCCAATACTTATTATCCCCGAGGTACAGTAATTAAGAATGACGGTGCTTACTACATATCTAATGTAGGAATAACAACAGGTAGTTCTTTTAGTATAGACAACTTAATGTTATACCCATTAAATCCATACAGTGCATTTGGTTCTCATGCTCCAGAGGAATTAATACCTGGGCGTGTATTTGATACCTTAGACCTAACAGTATATACACTAGCAGTGGGCGGCACAACTTCCGGGTATCAAACCTGGGTTAATGCAACTGCTTACAGTGTGGCAAACATACAAGTTGTGGATGGTGGCCTGGGATATGACAGCAATGTCGCTAACATTTCAGTAATTGTAGAAGGTAGCGGCGGAGCAACAGCCACTGTGGGTAGTGTTGACGCTAATGGTGCAATTACTTCAATTTCCATTATAACTCCAGGATCAGTTTATAAGTCACAACCGAATGTGACAATTACCGGCGCAAATACTAGTCCGGCACGTGCATTTGCAAGACTAAGTCAAAGCGATTACACAACATTTGAGTTTAGGATGTTTAAAGATATGAATGACAATTATTCATATTATCGTCTTGATTGTGATGCAACTGTAACGCTGACCAATGCCTTAACTATTACCAGTAATACAATAAGTGTAAGTGACAGTAGCAAACTAGCAAATCCTGTACCATACGGAGCAAATCCTGGCGTGATTATAGTTAACGGTGAACGCATAACTTACTATCAAAAAGACGACAGTACAAATACTTTGAGCCAAATTCGCCGCGGAACATGGGGTACAGGAGCAAATGCCCATGCAAATGGCAGTGTTGTTACAGATATTAGCATAAGAGAACAAATTCCCTATACTGAGCACAGTTTTGTCTCTAACCTGTCAGGTAATGTGTTAACTACAGCCGGAATTGGATACGAATTAATTCCAAGTATCACATACATGCAAAGTACGCTTATATATGCTCGCGGCCAAGGCCCAGAAGACATTGCTACAGAAGACCCATTTAGCGGCAATACTCCTGCGAACTTACTGATAACAGAAGTAAGTGAAGACGTTATAACAACTTCAGGCGGCGGCGCTCCAACAGCAACCAGTGAACAGGGTATGTACGTGGGACGTAATGCACAGACTGTGTTCATCCTGGAAGGCGCATGCTAAAAAACACTATAAATATATGAACGGTATACAAAAATGGCAGTAAAAATTTCAGAATTACCTAGTTTAGGATCAGCAAGTTTAAACACGTATGAAAGCGTAGTTCCTGTTGTAGCGAATACAGGGTCAGAAAATGTCACCTATAACACTACAATGGCCAATGTTAAAATTTTTGTTGAACAAGGCGATTTTGACGCAACTGGCAACATCAGTTTCCTTAATGGTAATATCATCGACGGAGCATTGACGCTAACTGGGGGTATAACTTCTGGAGGAGATATATCTGCCGGTAATGCTTCGCTTACCTCTGTTACCACTACAGGAGCAAGCCAAATTGGCTCCAACTTAGTTGTTCTTGGAAACCTAGTAGTTTCGGGCAACGTAGATTATGTGGGTGTAAACAATGTTATTACCAGCGATAACATCTTAGAGTTACACGTTGCCAATACTGCCAACATCAGTGAGCCTTGGACTTTTGATGATGGCAAGGACATCGGCATTCGCTTTCACTGGTATAGCTCACAGAATGAAAACGCTGCACTAGTTTTTAGTCATGACGAACGTTATTTAGAATGGTATGACAGCGGTTCACTTGGTACAGATACTTTTACTGGTAACAGTTATGGTACATTTAAAGCAGGCGGTATTATCTTAGCTAACGTTACTCCTACAACCGGTAACGGAACAGGCACACTACAAAGCCATGGAGGTGCTTCTGTTACAGGTAACCTGTGGGTAGGTGGTTGGGGAAATATTGTTGGAAGAATTGATACTCAAGGTAATATCACTACAACTGGAAATATAAATGCATCCAGCGGTGATCTTAGACTGAACGGCGCAAATGTTATTAGTGGCGCTGCAACATTTACTGGAAATATCGATACTACAGGCAACCTAACATTCTTTAATGGTAATATTGTAAACGGTAAAATGATTCTTACAAATATTACAGGCGGCGTTTACACAACAGGAAATATCTTTACAGATGCTAGAATGTCAACTGGCAATCTGGGAGTAAATTCGTATATTACCGTTGGAACAACAGCAGTGGTAGGTGCTAATGCAACTGTAAATCAACTTACAGTAAATAGCACAGCAACCGTTGGTAGTACGCTAGGAGTAACTGGCAATATCAGAACTGGTGCTGGTGCTACTGTTGTTGGTAGTGCAACAGTTGGTACTACTTTCTATGTTGGCGGTGCAGCGTTATTTAATTCAACAATACAAGGCGCCAGCATACAAAACACTCCAATTGGAACAGTAACTCACGCATCCGGTAAGTTTACTACTTTAACAACTACAAGTGATAACCTACTAGGGGGTGACTTACAGGTTACTGGTAATATAACACCGACTGCAAATGCAACTTACGATATAGGAAATGTTACTTACAGATGGGCTAATATTTGGGCATCAGGAACTGTAACTGCCAATGCAACATATGCATTATACGCTGACTTGGCTGAGATGTATGTACCGGATCAATATTACGATCCAGGTACAGTAGTTGTGTTTGGTGGCGAGCAAGAAATTACAGTTACTGACCAGCAAGGTGATACTAGAGTTGCAGGCGCTATTTCTACACAGCCTGCTTATGTTATGAACGAAGCGCAAGAAAACGGCGTGCCGCTTGCTCTCCGAGGCAAAGTTCCAGTCAAAGTAGTAGGTTCAGTGAACAAAGGCGATTTATTAATTACTAGCAACAGTGCAGGTTACGCCACTGCTGCTAAATGGTACAAGCCAGATTCCAATGCAGTTTTTGCTAAGAGTTTAGAGCGGGATGATAGCGAAGGACCAAGAGTAATATGGGCAGTTATACTATGATAAATAACAATACAGATTCTACTGAGTTTATATCTGACGAGCCGGAACCCAAAAGAGTCAGCGAAGAACGCCCAAATGAATCAACAGGAATCTATGTTCGTGGTTTTTTAAAAATTACAGACCCCGAAACTGGCAAAGTAATTGTAGAAACAGGAAGTTAATGGATCATAAAATGTTAGATAACGCAAAAGCAATGGTACAAGGACACGTTAAAATTTGGGATCCATTAACCCAGGAAATTTTTATTGACAAACCAAATGCCATTCACTATGAAAATATGAGCGAAGCACTGGCAACCGCTGTGGCTAATAAAGGCACACAATATATTCAAAATATGGTGTTTGGTAATGGAGCCACAGTAGTAGATACAACAGGTGTGATTACTTACTTGCCGCCCAATACATACGGTCAAGGTGCAACACTTTATAATGAAACTTACAGCAAAATTGTAGACAATACTAGCGCATTAAACTTAGATCCCAATAGGAATTATATTGAAATTAGACACACACCAGGTCTAATTTATACAGATATCTTTGTAAGTTGTTTGTTGGATTATGCTGAGCCTGCAGGACAACAAGCGTTTGATAATAGTGCCACTATGCAGGGAACATATGTTTTTGATGAATTAGGTTTAGAAAGTGCAGATGGTAAACTATTAACTCACGTTATCTTCCACCCTGTTCAAAAAGCACTTAATAGGCTGATTCAAATTGATTACACAGTTAGAATACAAACACTAACAAACCTAAGTTCTAACTTATAATAGGAAATAAATATTAAGAACGGTACGTAAAAAATGGCATATACAATTAGATTAACAAACGGTTCTACTTTAACCACAATTGCTGATGGTACAGTTAATACTACCAGCAGCGATTTGACTTTGGTAGGAAAAAACTATGCAGGTTATGGAGCCTTTCTAAATGAAAACTATGTCCATTTACTAGAAAATTTTAGTAGAGGTACTGCCCCAACAACCCCACTAGCAGGACAAATATGGTGGGATACCGCCGGAAACCTTAAAGTATACACCGGAACTGCATGGAAAACTTTGAGCAGTATTACAAGCACCTCAGTAGAACCAACTTCTGCATCTACTGGCAACAGTTGGTGGGATACAACAAACGAACAATTATATATTTGGAATGGTACAAGTTGGACATTGGTCGGCCCTGCATTTAGTAGTAACACTGGTACCAGTGGTACAATTGTAGGTACAATTACAGATACTGGTAACGTCAATCACGTTGCTGTAAACGTTTACGTTGCTAGTGATTTAGTAACTATTATAAGCAAGGACTCGACTCCTTATACTCCACAAACAACAATTACAGGTTTTACAACTATTAAACCTGGTTTTAACTTAGTATCTAATACAGTTATTCCAAATATTGCATACTATGGAACTGCAGACAATGCAAATAATTTAGGATTTGTAGCAGCAAGCAACTATGCACGGACGGATATAGCAGAAACTTTTGACAGTACAGTTACTATTGCTGACAACAACGGTTTAACAGTCGGACAATTCAATAATTACACTGCCAGTGTTTCTAGTAATGTAGTTCAATTGACTAACAACATTAATAATGCTAACGTAGCAATACGTGCAAATGTAGGAGGTTTATTAACTTCGGCAGTCCTTGTAGTTGGTGCATCGGGAAGAGTAGTTTTCAGTAATGCAATCTCGGTTACTGGAAACGCTACAGTAAGTAATTATTTGTTAGCAACTCAAGGCGAAAATGCTACCAGTAACGTTACAGGTGCTATCCGTGTAACAGGTGGTATTGGACTAACAGGAAACATTTATACTAGCGGCAATATTACCGCAGTTGGCAACGTAACTGGTAGTTACTTTGTTGGTACTGCAATTACTGCACAATACGCTGACTTGGCAGAACGTTTTGAAGCAGACCGAGATTATCCTCCAGGAACGGTGGTAATGATTGGTGGCGAAAAAGAAATTACGCAATGTGATACTGTAAACTGCGAAAATGTATTAGGTGTTATTAGTACTGAACCTGCTTACTTGATGAATAGTTTAAATGGCACAGAACAGGTTAAAATTGCACCACCAGTTGCTATGGTAGGTCGTGTGCCTGTGCGTACAGTTGGCAGAGTGCAAAAAGGTGACCGTTTAGTAAGCGCAGGAAATGGCTGTGCTCGATCTGCAAATGCTGACCACGGTGCTGTTATCGGCAGAGCACTTGAAAACAAAGATATGGATGACGAGGCATTGCTTGAAGCCATCGTCAAGGTAAATATATAAAAGGATTAGAACATGACATACAGTTCAGGTGGTTTAGTTGAAGCAAGTGATTATAATGCATTTGCGGGCGGCGCAGCAGCCAATGTATCAGGTCAACTAAACACCTTATGGTCAACAGGTTATGGTAATGCAGGTTATGGTCAAACTACAGTTGCAAACGTTACTGCCGTATCTGATCAAATTACAGCTGGCCAATGGACTACCTTAGTAGGTTCACTAAATGCAGTTCGCAAACATCAAAGCGGCGTCGGTTTTAGTAATCTTAGTACGTATATAACCGGCGAAGTAATTAATGCCACCAACGATGTAAGTACAAACTTAACCACCGCTTATACAAATAGATTAACAAGTGCTGCTGCAGGACCAACTCTTAACCAACCTGACCAAGCTGCAAGCATTAACACCAGTAGTACTAGTGCAGTCGATTTTAACTTTGGTAGAACTGCAACATTTGGCAGTTCGGATCAGGCCAGATACTTTTTTAATGCAGGCGGAACTATTGCAATCCAGGTTACCAGTACAACCAACACCGGTGGTACAACTCGTGGCGCTGCTCTATTAGACGTTATTGATAACTGCACAGGTAAAACTATGAGTGCAATTACATTTAATGCTATTACTACCCCTGCTCCGTTTACAGAAAACACAGACTTGACTACTTATGGCTATTATGGCCAGACTTCGGCAAACTTAGAAGTGTATAAAAATACCGGCAGCGACAGTGGCAGTGCTTACAATGCACAGTTTGCCAGAGTGCTAACTAAGGTAACAGGAACTGCAGGCTCAAACGGCGGTGTAGGTGAAATAATTACATTCAGCATCGAAAGTCAAAGTCCAGCACAAAGTCCAGCGTTCGACGACAATATCGACGTAACAGTTAACCATAGACTACAAGTTGTATATCCAAGTACAACATACCTAGCCAATACTTGGGGCAGTGTAACATTTGGTTAATTAGTTCAAATTAATTTGACAGCCCAAGGTACAGAGTATATAATACTGTACCTTTTATTATTTTTGCAATGGAAAATTCTATTAACACGCTGGTAGATCAAGTTAGACAGTCTACTAACTATCAAATCAACAAAAAAATTCTTAGAGAAAAAATTAAAACGGATCTGTTACTGCCTTATAACAACGGCATGTTTATAGTCACACAAGAACTGTTGGCATTTTTGGCTACCTGGCCCGATGACGTATTGTACCTCGAAGACACTTATCAAAATCCTGTAGAAGTCAATCGCAAAGAGTTACTAGAATCTGCTAGACAGCACTATCAAACTGTAATGAATACTTGGCATCAACAACATGCAGAACTCAAACAAGTCAGAAAAATCTAGAGGCGTAGTTATTTTTGCATTCAATTCTGTCAGGGTTGATTATGTAAAAATTGCAGGACGTTCTGCCAGATTGATAAAACATTTCTTACAAATACCAGTTACTGTAATTACTGATAGTGACGTAGCAGACAATGTCTTTGATCGAGTTATTAAAATCGAAAACAAAGATTCTAACTTTAGATATACTAGCGATGGCAAAACTACTGAATGGCGAAATTTTGGCAGGCACCTGGCCTATGAACTAACACCTTATGATGAAACTATTTTAATAGATGGAGATTATTTTATATTAGACAGTAATTTGAATAAATTCTGGTCTATAGACTTTGAATATAAAATAGTGACTACCAGCAACAGTCCTGACCAAACCATGAGCAATGCTATGGGACACAGGGGATTTAATCTGCTATGGGCAACGGTTGTCATGTTTCGTAAAACTAAATTTACTAAAACATTTTTCGATCTAATCGGCAGAGTGCAGAAAAACTATGCCTATTATTATAAACTGTTTAATTTAACAGGTCCTTATAGAAATGATTTTGCTTTTGCAATAGCAGATTTAGTTATCAATGGTTATACAAAAGATCCTAGAAACTATTTTCACAATGCTATGTTAACGATAGAGCAACCTATTCGAAATATTGAAGTAAGGAATAGTCTTTTGGTCGTCAGAGAATCGCAACGAGCACACGTTATTTCACAACAAAATATTCACATCATGGACAAAGATTTTTTGATGAGCGACAATTGCCATAATTTTGTAGAAAGCATAGTCAGTGAGCCAGCATAAAGACAGTCAAGGTTTTGTAACCTTTGCACAAAATACTGACCAAGTTAACTATCTACAATTGGCTTATGTACAGTGCATGAGCATAAAACTTACGCAGAAAATTAACAAGTATGCGGTTATTGTTGACAAAAAAACAGAAAATCAAATTGAACGACATCATCGCGAAATGTTTGATTACATTATTGTTCTAGACAATGATACCACTACCGATGTTGCTAGATTTAACAACGAATGGCAGGTTTTTAACCTAACACCATTTAAGGAAACTGTAAAACTAGAAAGTGATTTGCTGTTTACAAGATCGATTGATCATTGGTGGAACACATTTAGGCTGCGGGATATAGTACTCAGCGTGAGCTGCAAAAATTATCAAGGCCTAAATTCTAATGTCAGGTTTTATAGAAAATTATTTGACGACAACGGGTTGCCAGACGTCTACAATGGTCTGATGTATTTTAGATATACCAAAACTGCACATGATTTTTTTAACAGGGCTAAAGAAATTTTTCAAGAATATACGGCTATTTCGGATCATGCTTTGGTTAATTGCAGAGAAGTACACCCCAGTACCGATGTTGTTTATGCTATTGCTGCTAGTATAATTGGAGAGGAACATTGTACATTACCAGCAGCAGACTTTATTAATTTTGTACATATGAAACCCCAAATTAATAACAACAGGCATGAGCGATGGCAAAAGGATTTCATAACAGAATTAGACCAAGGCATGATAAGAGTAAATATGTATAACCAATATGATCCTTTTCACTATTATGATAAATCATATGTTACTGAGGAAATAATCAATGAGTATAGAACAAGATGCGGCAAAATTTTGGGCTGAAGTAGAACAATTAGAAAAAAACAATCAAAGTACTGAGCCAGTATACGAATATAGAATTTACTATGAAGAAGATGGAACAGTTGTTTCTGGTCAACCTGTCAGGCTTGACCGAGCAGACGGGAATCCTTTACCAATTGGTCCTTATATAACAGTTTCCCTTGAAGAATATAGAAATCTAGGCAACAAAATAGTTAAAGATGGTGCGCTATATCAACCACCAAGAGCTAACCACGTTCAAGCACTTTTAGAAAAAGCAGACAGTGGTCAATATGTAGTTAAAAACAATGCCGCACTAGCCATCAATGAAAATGAAACTTATCAAGACGTAGAACAGTATGGAAAAAAATCTGATTGATATTGCAGAAAAGTTACTTAAATTTCAGGTTAACCTATAAATGAAGATATGGGTTTTTGGTCATAGTTTTAGCTTACCTTACAAAGTGGAATTTGGATGGCCTGATCATTTAAAAAAGTATTTTAATTGTGAGGTTGTAAACTTAGCAAAGGCTGCTATTGACAATTTATATATCTATAATTCATATTTAGAAGTCCAAAAGCAGATAGCAAAAGATGATGTAGTTATTATAGGATGGAGTCATCCCTCCCGTAAACTGTTTATTTTAGATAACAACAACATCCATCAGACTAGTATAATAGATAAAAGTTTTTACTTCAAATCTAAAACAAAAGAATTTATACGCAGTACTGGTGGAAGTGCTGATAGTGCTGAAAAGTTTTCATTGATGAATCCTATAGACGGTACATTAAGTTATTATAATGATTGGTTTAATAAATATTTTTCTAAACCAGAACAATCATTGAATTTTCAAGCATATTATGATAGCGTTTTGCTTACTAACACAAGTAGATACATTCCGTTTTTCTTTAGTAAAAATAGTATAAGTGATATTGACATACGGAATTATACTGAATTGTGTATGTTAGACTATATTATAGATAACAAATTAGAATTAAGTAAAACAGACGTTCATGCAAATGAACAAGGTCATTCCGAATGGGCCAATATATTAATAAAAATTATAGAAACAAATAATGTTAGTTGATATCGCAGACTTAGACTGCATCTATTTAAGTTACGATGAACCCAAGAAAGAAGAGTTTTGGATTAAGATCCAAAACATGGTGCCTTGGGCAAAACGAGTGGACGGAGTACACGGTAGTGATGCAGCACACAAAGCCGCTGCTCGTGCAAGCGAAACAGAAAGGTTTGTGCTAATAGATGGAGATAACATCCCTGATCCAAATTTTTTTAATTTACAATTGCGATTAACAGAACGCAATCAGGATCATGTATTTCGTTGGAAAGCACGTAATGAAATAAATGGCTTACAGTATGGCAACGGGGGAATTAGTTGTTGGACTAA